GCGTAATCTTTCTATAGATACGATACGGCTTTACTTCAGCAGCGACTCTCAGTTTATTGTTTGCTATCCTAGTTAGCTTGACTGTAATCGTATCGTTAGTGATTACAACGCTGTCTTTGAAGTCTATACTAACAGAATCACGTAGGCGCATAGAGTTGGTCCACAGTGTATCAAACTTGTAGACGATACGTGTGTCGATGATGTCTGGATCTTTCTGAATGGCTTTTCGCATATGCCACTCAGCAGAACAACTACTGATTAGCCCAATCAGAATAAGGGATGTAATAAGTCTTACCATTGGAGTTTCTTTTTGCTACTAGTATTTCTTTTTCATCTTCTCTACCACGCACAATCCCAACGTGAACCCAAGCTGGATTTCCGTGCTTATCAGGGTGTTCAAGAATCAACTCAGTAAATGGTAAGTTATCCTTAATGTAGTGAAAGATGTCTCTGTTAGGAATCGAATTTCTTCCATCCATATCAACGTCAGCAGCAGCTGCCTTGACGTGGAAAGAAGTTGGTGAGCCTTTTATTGCTTTATTAAGCTTAGGTGACCTATACCAAGATGATATATATATGGCAGTATTGAATCGTTCTCTAACTGGATCAAGTATCATTTTAGCAAGATACTCTGCATTGGCTTTTGCCTCAGCAGTTAGCTTGTTTGAAATTCCGAGGCGCTTAGCATCGTGCGAATTTTCAACTTCTGATTGTCTGAAATACTTACTCTCCATCGTATTTTCTATTTTTTCTTACCCCACCATCAGCAGAATCACGAAGAAACAACATAGTAAAACCACCAACGATAAAGACAGAGGCTTCTGTTAGTGATGCTTTCTCTATAAATACAAGTATAAAGCAGGCTAATATCATAGCCAATCCAAGAACAGTTGTTTTCCAGTTCTTAAATATGCGCTCTATAAGTAGATTCATTTCTTCTGCTTAACGTCCCTGTGCCAACGCCACAGTGTATAGAAGAATGATATAGCCATAACAAACAAACCAGCAATCTGGTGAATCTGTGCCAAGGTAAGGCCACTAATGGTAAGTCCCCAAGAAGCAGCTATAGTTTCGGCGCTATCGTGTTTCATCGCTAGTCAGTTGTGTAGGTAATACTGCAAATATACATTATTCTCCTGTGAGAATCTTCAATATGTCATCTTCTTGTTCCTCAGTAAGTTCGGGTCTTTTGCCCTGTCTCTGAGAAATAAGTTTAGACTGTTCTATAGCCTGCTTAGAGATACGCTCATCTTTTCGGTCCTCTTTCATCTGCTCAACTTGCTCAAGCTGTTGGGTTTTCTCCTGGTCTTGCTGCTGCTGAACTCCGAGTTTAAGACTCTCAAGTTGCATCTTTAGGTTGTACTCCATCTGCATCATCTGAGATTGAATCTGAGCCTCCATCTGCATACGTTGCATCTCCAGCTGAGACTTAACCTGCGCCAATTGAGCTTCTCCCTGAGCACTTGCTTGTGCCGTCTGAATGTTAGCCTGTGCCTGCATCTGTGAGTTCTGGGCAGAAATCTCTTGTCTCTGTTTGATTCTCTTCTTGCGACGAACCACTAACAGCTTCTCTGCCTGATCAACGTCACGCAACTGGCGGATAGCAATAGCGTCCTCAAGGTCAATCTCACCAGTGCTAAGTGCTACCTGGATGTTCTGTTCCAAATACGCCTTGTCTTGGTCGTTCATTTCCGTAACCACACGCACACCGAAGTTGTACATAGGCAAGTCTCTGAACGAACTTAGCACCTGCATATTCTCCTTACCAATGGCGTTTTCATACGACTTATACAGCACGGAGTTTACAGGGATGATTTGAAGACATTTAACGATGTCTTCGCACACACGGCGGTAAAGTACCATAGAAGCATTAGTAATGTCGTAGATGGCGTTATTTGCAGCCTGCATAGCCTGCTGACGAACGCCCACCAACTGCTCTCCTTTTGGAGTAGATCCGTCCATTACTTCATTGATACCAGTAGCATCACGAATCATACGAAGAGCGTGGTTGTAGATACCAATCAATTCGTTGATATTTCTGATGCTGTTGTCCAGTGAGCGTACCGGAGGATTCTGAAAACTACCATCAACATTCTTGGAGCGATAGTAGAAGATACCAGTCTGCTCGTAGATGTCCTGAATGTCTAGTGGCTGTAATTCACCACCACGTCCAATCTGTACGTTCTCCAGTCCTTCAATGTCGACAAGCAATCCGTCAGGCTTAGCCTTAGCAATCGACTGCTGAATCTTCAGGTGCGTAATTTGCAACTGGTCAGCAAAGCCAATGACGCTAGACACCATAGACTTAGGAATCATTCTACGGATATTCGTAGCCACAACAGAATACGAGAAACGAGTTCTGCTCAAGTCGTGGATATTCTTTGGGATATTTTTCTTTAAACCGTAGTCAAAGATGTATTCTGTACCTACAATGTATTTACCTCCGTACAGGGTGGCGTTATTCATAAATACAGGCTCACGCTCATACACGCTCTGTGCAGGTGGTCTGTAGTTGTAGCCCTTGTAGTAGAATCCTTCGTTACCAAAGCGAGACTTCTTCTTCTCGAAGATAATTGGGTCTACGCTCATAAACTCAAAGTCCATCACCTCGATGGTGTACTCGTCGTATCCGTAGTTGTATGATGTCAGCGATGGGTCAAAGTGCATATCCATCAAGCGGTCTGCATTGTTGCCTAATTTGTTGGCAACAGTTTGAGCCATATTCTTATACTGGTCTTCGGTAAACTGGTCTCCAGCAATACGCTTCAATTCTTGAATTGACATACGCTGGATGTGGCCCATATACACACAGTCTGTGAAGTTAGGGTCGTCAGTAAAACTGTGGATAAAAAACGCAGGGTCTACGTACTTCTCTGAGATTCCGTAGTTAGGATCGTTTTCACGTTTAGTGACAGCCATACCTAGCGTCACCAAGTCCTCTACATTCCGTCTGTAGATACGCTCGTTAAAGTCGTTCCAAGACAGAGTCAATCTTGTTGCAATCTGTGCGGCAATCTCTGCCGATGTTTTAATAGAAGATTCCAAGAAAATTTCTGCTTCCTCGGTAGTGTCTGGTATTGCATTCGGATCAAATCCAACATCAAGCCCAGAGTCCTTAGCCTGCTGGAACATTTGTTTGTTCTCGATGCGAAACCTAATCTTCGCTTTTTCTTTATCTTTTTCAGTTTGGGAAATTGGGTCGATAGCATCTACGTTCGGGTATGGTTCCGTGGACAGAATCTTGTTTACAACAACCTTCACAAACTTTGGGACAATAGGTACCGGAGTCCAGTCCAAAGACATAAGAGCACCGTCTCCATTGTTAGGATCCAGAGACGTTAGAATCTGTTTGTAGATATTGGTATCTTGCGTACCATTTGCGTAGTCTCTATTGATCTGGAATTGCTTCCAGCGTCTGTTATATAGAGACCCAGTTGTTTCGGTACCTCCCCATTGAGCATATACGCCTTTCGCATATTTCAAGCCATATTCTTTCGATACCTTTGTCGTATGTGGCGCCAAAGGGTCAGGAAAGCCCAGACCTGAACTCAACATTGCATCATCTGCCATAGAATGTTGTGTCTTAATATATCCTACAAATGTAGGAATTATCTACTTAGGTCCTTTCCTTTGCGGAAGAACACTTTATTTGAGAAATCTGCCTTCTTAACTTGCTTGACAACCTTCTGAGATCCTAGCAGCGCAAGACCTGCACTGATGGTCAAGTCATACTTGGTTCTGTCGTCAATCTTGAAATTAATCCAGTCCTCTAACGTCCTATTAAAGTACATCTTACCGTATTCTCCGGTATCATTATTTATACCTACGTGCTCGTGGATGTACGCCTCAATGGACTGTGCGTGTGCTTGGATTACGTCTTGAGAGTTTGAAGGAATACCCTTTGACTTTACCGTTACGTGGTTGGTAGAACCGCCGAGGTGTTCTGGTCTATCCATAACGTAACCATCATAACCTCTTGATTCAAAGTATCTTACGATTCCGTATTTGTTGTTTTCTATCAGAAGTGGGAATCCGTAGAACGATGCAGCCATCAGCACATCCTCGTAGAAGATGCGAGCAAGTGGTGGGCGAGATGCGTACTCCGCAACGAACATATTGCTGGGGTACTTCATATTAAACTTCAAGTACATATGACACGCCCCCTTAGAAGACCGTCCATCCACAGTTGCGTCTAGGTCATAGGAGTCAACTCCTCCGCATCCATACATATGGTTTGGAGCAACACGCTTTCCGTTCTCTATCTTTGATATATTCCTATCTTCAGGATTCGGCATCCAGGTAATTCTCCACCTTCCGTCCGCCTCCGGTTTGAATAGAACCTTTGTATCTGCTACGCCATTCTCCCAGTAGAAGTTTCCTTGTACAATTGGATTTGGGAATAGCTCGTCGTTGTACTGAATCTGTTCGTATATATTCCCGATGTTGAACAGACTAGCCTTGGTAGAATCTCGGAAGGCTTCATCCTCGGTAAATGGAAACTGGCGGATAACTTCGTTTAGTTCGTAGCTATCGCTTGTCAGCGCTTTTCTCTCGTTCTTCAAGAAAGTACGTGCACCTATATTTATGACATCTCCGTCAATACCAATGATTGGTTTCTCTGGATCTTCTACAATTGGGTTTCCGTACTTGTCAAAGAACCCTTCCAGAGCATCGTATGCGGGGATAAAGATTCTGTATAGGCCAGACTTGGTCCGATCATTCTCGTTCCTGTCTGATGGGTCTGAGTTGTAGTATAAGTCTCTGTACTGACGACCACCTTGATCCAGTGGATTTACTGTAGAACCGACAAGAGCTTTTCCAATAATTTTACGACCAACAAGGAGACAGGTTCTATGGATACGCCAAGACTCACGAATGTCTGTGGGCTTGATCCATTTACCAGCCTCGTCAAGGAATAGAATGTGTGTCTTAGATCCATCATATGCGTTGTTTGTGGTGTTTTTCCAGTTAATGATAGTATCTAGTGCCTCGCCCCTACTGGATGTCTTATTTGCCTTCGTAATGCGTTTAGCGGGCTCTCTGAATGCTAACTCTACACGTGGGTTCGTGGTACCGTCCTGAATAGGCTTAAAGAAGAATGGATACGAACGGAAGATGGGTATCACCTTCGACATAAAAACTGCCTCCTGTGCGTCGGTACCAGTCTTGCTCATAATACCCAACAGCTTATCCTTCACACGAGTTCCCTCGTCTGCTATGATGCTGCTCGCCATATTCGTATATCCAGAACGACGACACTTCACGTAAACTTGCCCCATACTTCGTGGGTCTACCTTACACGCCTCGTAGTGTATGAACAGCCTACGCTGAAACTCAAGGTACATAGGGTATCCGATGTCAATCTTACTCCACTGCAAGAACATATAGTGGTGTCCAGTGATGTACGTAGGTACACCATTGTTCATAAACCATACTCCATTCTTTCTGCGTTCAAATTCAACTTCGATGTATGGGCGAAACTTGGACTGAAACTCACGTGGGGTCTCGTACCAGTCGTCCATAGACTTGATAGACATCAGCTCTTTTGGCAATTCTATATGTTGCCAGTGCTGGTCTTTTTTAGGCATTTTTGAGAACAGAATGTCCTCATTCCTTGGCTGTTTAGGCAATTGGATTAAAAGTCCAGACAGTTCTATAACTTCTCCCTCGGTGTTGGCGGGGCATATCTTAATTACGGTATCCGTCTGCTGGGCACCATCAACCATTCTGGTGACTACGTCAAGGCCAGCCATTACTTAGCCATCTTTTCTGCAAACCCGCCACGGAAGTCACGCTCTTCAATCTGCTCCTCGTTTTCCGACAAGGAACGGATCAATTCCTCAAGCTTCTGACGCTCTTGGATAAGTTCACGTGCATCTATTACCGACTGCTTGATTGCAGACAATTCAGCTTTTCGTGCAGAGCCTGTCAACTCAGGGTCAACTGGTTTCTTGATTTCTTCAATGAGGCCATCAATAGCCTGTTCCATAGATGTCAACAGCCTCTTCGCCGCATCAACGGTTGTATACTTCGAGGTAGTTTTCATCTGCAACAAAGATTAAATGTTCAAACATCATTCTCCAGACCTTCTTACCGTCTACGACCATTTCGTAGTCAGCGTTCTTCTCGAAGAATATAATGTCACCTTTCTTAACTCCACGCTCATTTAGGTATGCTGAGTCGCACCAAATTCTACCGAATCTGTTCAGTGGCTTCTCGGTCTCGATGAGTTCAATGACTTCGCTCTTGAGCTTAGGCTGTTCGACTTCCTCGACGAATACCCAGTC